GTAATACTTTGTGTTTGAATTGTAATTCTGCTTCTATGTAGCTCATTACACCCCTAGTTGTACATAACTCTAATATTTCTCTGGTAAAGTTATTCTCACCCAACTTTGCTACATCCTCAATCAAATGATCACTACTACCCCAATATGTACGCCAGTCGCTTTCTTTGGTACCTCGACGTTTGTTCTTTTTGCCTTTTAAGGGTGGTTTGGTTGTTTTGAACCTAGCAAGTTTTTTACCGATATATTTTTTGCCGTTAGTCTTATTAGTGATAAGGTACACAAACCCCTCGTATTCTTCGGGTATAACATCTATTTTTTTACCTTTATATGTCCAATCAGCACTCATCCATTCTCCGAGTCAAGGATTTCAATATCATTCGAATATGAAGTAAATCCTCCCTCCTTGACAACATATAGTACATTGTTTACCCTACCTTGTAACTCTTCTTTGTGCGAAATAAGGAACACATTTTTCTTGGACTCTCGACCCATCTTCTTAAGAACTGCCAATGCATTTTCAACACCAGTGGTATCCATGCCACTGTCTACCAGTTCGTCTATACACATCAAATTCATTGGTTGATTTAAACTTTCATAAATGTCTCTGAATGCCCAACTCATACCGAGTATAAGTCTATTACGTTCACCTCTGCTCAAGTTATCAAAATCTAAATCTCTACCGTATTCTGTAATATCTACTGACAAGTCACTGTTAAATTTAACATCATGTGGTAATCCTAACTTGTCTAAGTAATGATTTAACCTATAGTTTAAATATTGTAAATTCTGATCTATAATCTTTTTACGAATAAAACTGTCTTTGCTGGTAAGCAACTTATGTAAAAATTCTTGATGTTCTTTTAAAAAGGTTAAATCATTTATAAGTTCGTAATCTATCTCTTCCAATGCAGTCTTTTTTAGACTATCAATTTGTTCAATATATGGATTTACTTCGTTTGTTTTTTCTTCTATTTGAGATTGTAACGTTTCAACATTATGCCTGTGCTGTAATGCATCTTCTAAATTGTTATAAAAAGTAATTGGTGTTTCCGGCAACTCACCAAAGTCATCAATCTTTGACTGAATTGTTTTTACTTTACTATTTAGTTCACTGTTATATTCTTCTTCTACTTTTAGTTTATCTTGCAAGTCCTGTGTGTAGGCTTCGTGTGTGTCTAGGTGTGCAGTACTTTGTTCGCAAGTAGGGCAAACACCTTCTTCTGCTTTTTGTATATTAAGTTGTAATGTTTCTAAGTTGTTATCGCTTCTTAGTAAACTACTTTGCAAATTAGTTTGCTCACTTTGTAAGCCTTTTATTGTTAAATATTTTTCGTTTACTTCTGTGATAATTTTGTGATTTTTTAATTCTTGATCAATGTCAGTTTGTTGTAAAATATCTAAACTTTGCTGTAGTTCAGTAATTTTATCATGTTTGTTTTTAGCCCAAACTTTGCTACGATTTTCAATTTCTACAATATTTTTACCTACTCTTTCGTTGCTGTTTTTAACAGCACTAATACGCAACTCTTCTTCTTTGATACTATCTCTGGTTTCTTTTAATTTTTCTTTAAGTACTTCTGCTTTTGCACTGATTTCAGTGATACCTAATAATTGCTCAATCATGTCACGTTGATCGTTTGTTTTCATGCTGAGGAACGGTTCTGTGTATGTGTTAAGAGCAATTAAATGCTTGAACATATTATGAGGGAAGCCGATTATTTTTTCTATTTCTTTTTGTGTTTCTCTGCTGTCGCCTTGTTGTTCATCATCAGCATTTTCAGCACCGTTTATAAAAAATCTCAAAACATTTGGTCGTCTTCCACGCTCAATACGATACTCGGTTCCGTTGATCTCAAAATCCACAGTAACAATCATGCCTTTACCGTTTGTTTTGTTTATGAGATTATCTTTACGAATGTTTGTTAAAGCATCACCGTATAGTGCATAACTGAGTGCATTGATAATAGTAGTTTTACCTGTACCATTTCTGCTACCGTCACCACCAAGATCTAAATTATGCCCCAACACCAATGTTAAAGATTCAGTGTTAAAATTTACTGCTTGAGTATTATTACCAATACTCATAAAGTTTTTTGCACTTACATTTTTAATAGTCAGCATTATACTTCTAACTCTCGATAAATTTCAATTAGTTTGTTCGTTTCAACGGTGTTACTTTCAATTGTTTCTAACTGTTGTATAACAATTTGATCTACACTTTCAAACTTTATTTCAGTACCTTCGTATATTTCCTCTTCCTCTTTAACTGGAATAAGTTGTATTTCTCTAACATTATATTTTTCTGCAAACGTTTCTCTAACAAAGTTTGCTTCTTCATAACTAATACCGATATCAAGTTTAACTCGAGCATGCGTTTTTGCATCAAGGATATCTGGATTATCCAACAAAGATTTAAGTCCAGTCATTATAAATTTTGGACATTCTTCCCAATTCACATACTGAGGTTCACCGCCCCACTCAAGGAACATTGCACCGCGTTCATTATCACCTGCATCTGCATAGTTATGAGGGAATGCATTGCCTATATAATGTATGTTACCTTTGTACTGACGTTTGTGGAAATGACCGCTAAACACATATTCTGGATTTGTTAAATCGCTTGCTTTTACACCACCGTGATCTGGCATTTCTACCATTGCATTCATTTTAAAGTAGGGCAACTCAAAATGTCCAAACATGTATTTGCAATCTAGTTTGTTTAACTTTTTGTGTTCGTCGCCCACTAACCATGGAATAATAGCAACGCCGTCTTCACAAAACCATTCGTCTACCATTACAAAATTTTCAAGATCTCTAGCAAACTCTACACTGTTTAAATCACGTTTTTCTCTGTAGTATAAATCATGATTACCAGTAATAAAATATACCTTTTCAAAATTGTCATTCAATTTTTTAAGATCTTTAATGGTAGCATTCATAGTAGCAACATTCACACTAGCTCTGTGATGATGCCAGTCACCTAAAAAGAAACACGTTTCTGCACCTCTGGCATGCGATTCTGCAATGAACCAATCTATAAAGTCGTGACAATCTTTTAAATGTTGCCTACTGTTTTGTTTAAGGCCGTAGTGAATGTCGGTAAAACATGCGGCCCTTTTAAAAAGGTTAGCCATATATATTACTCGTTAGATTCTAATTCTGTTTCAGCCGCTTCACGCAATTCTCTCATTTCGTTTTCATACTGTATTTGTCTACCATAACTTGGTAAATGACCGCTTTCAATAAGAATGTCGTCACGAATTGATTGATTACGTTTTTCTAAATTTAAAACTCTTGTAAAACTATTATTTACTGTAGCAGTATAGTAAGCAAAAGGATTATCTGATTTTGCTTCATTAAATTGTAAACCAACTTGGGCTAATTGTACTAATGCTTGACCACGCATTTCGTCAACATAAGTGTAACCACGCCAGTTACCTCGTTGACTATAACGCTCAACAAGTTTCATAAACATTCTTCCTAATTCATTGGTTATTTGACCGTGTTCTGTATTAAATTGACCGTTACTTAAACTACCTTCCCAGTGGCTTCTTGCAACTTCACGTGGATTGATGCCGTTACTGTCTAAAATATAATGTTTAAATGGCGGGAAGTTTACTTTTGATTTTGTATCTGCAACGGTTTTTGTTGTCTTTTTCCTACCGGGTTCTTCTGGAACATGCTCGTAAGTCATTACTCTGAACACTAGATCATCGACTGCAATGGAATTTGGGTCTACTGCAAAATCTTTTTGTTTTGGTTTTTTATCCCAGTTGCCTTCTGCAATAGCAGTTTGATATGCCTCTGATTGTAATTTTGCAACACGATTTAATTGTGCTTGTTTTATCGCAGATTTGTTTATTTTTTTGATGCTATCTACAATAATGTCTGGATTCAAAAATCTTTCATCTTGAACATAACAATAAGTCATTTTGCTTTTGTGTATTTCTTTTAAAAGATCTTTGTTATTTAAATAATTTGTTTTTTTAGCCTGTACCATGTAGTCTCCTTTACTCGATATGCAATTATAATACATTTTTAAGTTAAAGTCAATTTTTATTTTAAGAATTAAAACTCGTTTTTATTTATCGTGATAAATATTGTGCAGGAGACAGTTATGGCAGAAGAGACTCAATTTACAACTGAATCCGTGTATCCTGATACACGATTCGACCAATTGATACAACGCACCGAATCAAAGACATTCAAGGATGTTGATTGGCGAGCAAGAATACGACCAAAAAGAGGCGGAG